AACTGTTCAACAACGGCGGTCTCCCGTACCGCCCCGTTGAGCAAGGCTCTGTCAGTTCCATCACTGCTCGGGTGGTTATCCCGGCTGGCACCGCGCTGCTGAGCGGCGATGTCATCAAGTTCCTGCGTCTGGCTCCCGGTGTTCAGGTTGTCCGCGCGATTCTGCGTAACGACGACCTTGAGACCAACGCCTCCCCGACCCTCAGTGCCACGGGTGTTGGTTTCCAGCGTACGACTGTTGACGCTCGTAAGGCGTTCGATGCCACCACCAATCCGTACCTGAGCGACTCGATTGCTTCGGCTGTTCCGGCTGCTCTGCTTGCTTCCGGTAGCACGAATACGGCGCTGCGTGCAGCTAGCAATACCGCGATCAATCCGGTTGTTGCGGCTACGACCGGCACTGTTGACGTGGCAATTGTTCTGGACGGTAACGCGGCTACCAACCCGGCCACGGCTCGTAACCTCGAACTGACGGTTGAGTTCGTTGGTCCGCAGCGTACGCTGGGTGAGTTCTCGGGTGCTAACGTCTATGACTATCAGGACAATAGCTCCGGCATCTAAGGAGTAACACCTCGCCACAAGGACTAGTGGCTAACATAAGACGAGGGGAGGGGGAGGCTAAACACCTTCCCTTCCCCTTTTCTTTTTCAAACCTCAAAATGGGCCAACAACAATGGCCTCGTTTCCATTAAGGAGATCACATATATGAGTAACAAGACTGTTAACCTGAACGGTAAGACCTTGGCTGAGCTGAAGAAGATGGCACAGGCCCTGAACATCTCTGGTCGCCCTTCTTGGGGTGAAGAGGATTATCGCCGAGCTATTGTCAATCGCCAGAAGAACAAGGTCGTGGCAAGTGTCGTCAACGACATGAACACCCCCATTCCTCCGGGCTTCGCCCGCATCTCTATTGCCGAGACGGACCAGAATGGCAACGACACCCCCGTTCAGTGCCTTGTGAATAAGTTTGCTACGATCATCCCGCGAGGCGTGATCGTGGATGTACCTGTAGAGATTGTTGACGGTGCTCTCAACGATTGCACTGATTGGATCACCAAAGAAGTAATCGATCCTGCCACTGGTCAGAACACTGATACGCGAATTGAAGTCAAGGCGATTGCCTTCCGAGAGTACAACCGCAACCCCGGTCCTTCGGTCATCAAGTCGCTACTTACCGAAGAAAAGCTGACTGTTCGCAACCAGTATCTTGCTTTGTACGGCCGCTGGCCTACTCGTAAGCAGGAGGCCGAGTTTGCAGCTCTGCTCCGCGAGAAGCTCGGTGATGCGCGTCTTGATGCATTTATCGAAGCCCAGCGCCAGCGTGAGCTGGAGAAGGCCAAGGTCGAAGTGGAAGCCGCCATGGCCCACATGGATGTGGTTGAGAGCGCTCCGCGTAAGCCCGGTCGCCCTAAGAAGGTTGAGTTCAACGACTCGGAAGAAAGCTAACTAACTAGGAGGATAACGAGAGGCGATGGCAACTTTTCTAGAACTTGTCAACAAAACAATTAGATCGGCTGGTGTGGAGTTGGACGAGTTGCTTGTGGGTGACTTCGCCTCTCCCTCCGACCCACTTCAAGCTAAGTTCAAAGAGTGGGTAGCCGATGCTTGGTTCGAGGAACAACTGTCCCGAAAGGACTGGGAGTTCACTCAAAAGCTAGGCCAGACTGACATCAACCCGCGTGTGTTGATTGTCGATGGAGATCACCCCCACACCACTATCGTGGGGGCTACTTTCGAGGGAGACACTTCCGGCTTTGAGTTGACTGTCAAAGCAGTTGACATTCTTTCCGGTAGTTTCAACGCTGGTAACGCTCAGGCCATTCTTGACCTTGAGCCCCTCACCTCTAACAACTTCATCCCCGGTGAACTGTTCGATGAAGTTGACCCCGACCCTTTGAATGTGAATGTGTTCAAGGTGCGATGGGAAGCGTATTACGACTTGGTCACGGATACGACAGGCAGCTACGAAGTCAGCAAGTCTTCGTTCTACATCGTTGACCCTGAGACTGGAGCGGATCGTAACCGTCTCAAGTGGATTTCGTTCGAGGAATACCAGAACATAGCAAACCAAGGCACGGGGTACTTCGGAACTCCGACGTACATTGCCGAGACACCTGACGGTCACTACACGTTCTTCCCTCGCCCCAACAAGCGTTACCGCTTGACCTTTACGTACACAACTATCCCCCAGACGCTTGTAGACGATGACGATGAACCGGCATGTCCGGTGGAATATCACGACGTTATCGTGTATCGAGCCTTGATGAACTACGCAGACTACGACGAGAAACCTCAAGTGTTCGCTCGTGCCGAGCGTAGGTACAGCTTGTACAAGAACCGTCTTAACGTCAACAAACTACCTGAACTGAAGTGGGGTGCTAACCGATATGAGGAGTGTCAATTCTAAAGTGAACCCTCCGGTAGAACTGGAGAACGACGGGATCACCCTTAACTCCGGTCTTGATCTGGTGTCCTCCAACTTGATGGTGGACAAGGGTGCCCTTCGGGATTGTGAGAACTTTGAGGTTGTGGATCGACTCGGCTATCAGACGGTAGCCGGGTTTGATCGGTTTGATGGATCGCTCTCCCCGGATCAGGTGGAGTTTTGGGTGATGATCTACGAGAACGACACCCTTGGCCCTCCTGACGGCCCTCGTAGAATCTTCAACGCACCCAACCAGATACTCGGTGTTGCTATCCAGTCAGGTACTGACAACAGTGACCCGCTGAACCCAATCACCTACGTTGTATACGGAAGAACTGAAGCAGAGCTTGAACCTAGTCCCGGTGACACGGTTACTTGGGACATTAGCCCAATCACTACCGGAACTGCTGAAGTGATTGCAGTCGAGAAGTACAAAGAGTCTACGGTTCCCGCGCTTGCTTACGCAGATGCCTCGGTTCTGTACACCCGATATCAAACGCTGAACGCAGCCCTTCGTTCGCGAATCGACGCTTTGCCTTCTCAGCCCATCGGGACTCATTGGTATCGGGATCGGTTGTACGTTGTGGCTGATGAGGTGGTTGCCGGGCTCACATACCTTGGGCTGGATAAAGTATCCCCTAACGACATCATTGGTTCTGCTCCGTTTGGTACTTATGAGGCTGTCTACCGGGTTCTGTCGGTGGATGAAGCTGTTGACGCGCTGCTGCTTGAGCCGCTAGAGTTCTACAACGGAGCAGCTACGATAAAGTCTCCCAGCGTACCCGCAGTCGGAGACACCTTCTCTGTTCTGGAGGAAGTGCCAAGTGTATTGACCCCCGCGCCTACCGTTATTCTGACGGATGTTGCGGAGTTTGCAGCCACTCAAGAACAAGCGTGGTACGCTGGGCTGTGGCGGTCTAAGCCTGAACCCACTGCTGGCTGGGAATACATCGAAACCGGCTGGAAACTCTCCTACGAAAACGGCTTCTCTTTTTCTAACGAACTCCGAGAAGTCGAGCGCAGTGCCGACAACAACTTTGTGTTCGGCACAGATGACAAGGAAGGACTGAGTGCCGAGTGGTACAACGGCACTGACCTTGCTCCCGAGAACACGCAAATTACTCCCAACGAACCGGGCTGGAAGAATGTTGCTGGGTTCGCTGTTGACGACTCTGAGCTGCAAACTGATGACGGCGACTACCTGATCGGTGACATTGACTTCGGTATCCAAGTCACCGATGGTTTGACTACTCGTATCGCTAACGCGATTGTAGGTACTCAGCCAGCCTCTGTGAGCCAACGGCTTGCCTCGGTCCCTACCATCCCATTGCCTGCTAGTGGAAGCGCCTTAGCGGGCTTCTCATCGGCTCGTAGCCCTATGATGTTCCTTGGGCTTGGTCCAATCTTCGATCAAATCCCCCGAGATGCTCAGGTGTCTGGGTTCGAGATCGAGGCCAAGATCAAGGTTGGGTTTGGTTGTCGGGGTTTGATGCCGATTGCCACCTATGCCACGATTGCAGATGCTGAAACAGCACTGATTAATCAGATTAACAACCTGTTCCTTTGCTCTACCCAGTTCGGCCAATACGATTCGGAGACGGGGAAGTTCACTACCAAGGGTCAAAAGCGTTCAAGCACCCTTGTTCTTCCTTCTGTCCGTTCGTCTTACACGTCCACCACTAGCACAGGCGTCACTGACCACGATGTTCAGTTGACCTATACTGATGCGGCTGATGTCACTTTGACTATTGGTTCTTCTTCCGATCAGTTTGGTCTGCTTGATTTTGATCGGGAGGACTTCGACAACCAGTTCTTCGGGATGGTGTTGTACGGAGAGAACGCAGCCAACCCAACTCCGGGTGTTGATACAAGCGCTACCTCTGCCGACCCCTTTGGTCTTGTGGGTGCTACTCGCTTGAGCTTCGATTCCCTTGTGATCCGTGTCCACTACGACGAGCCTTCGGCTCGCTACTACGTCAAGGAGGGCTCGAAGGTTCTGACCTTCGACTTGGTAAAGAACACAGTGACTTCGGGCCAACTTCGCGACGGTACGGCCAAAGGTGATCTTCAAGTAGTCAACATTCAGTCGGTAACGACTGGCTCTGACTTCAAGACGGTGATCCGAGGTGGGGATGAAATCTACCTCGACAGTGCGTTGCTCCGTAAGGTCGGTGATGTAGTGGGCTCAACCGGCACCGTGGCGATGGAACTCAACGGCCTACCGGCCCTAAAGGACATCATCGCGGAAGGTTCTCGCTACCAGTTCATCACAGCCAACTTCTTCGCTCGCGAGGACTGGGATGGGTTCTACGGTGTAAGTGGTGCGGGGAAAGCCTTCTCGTTCGCCGCATTCGACGCGGACAATGACAACGACGAAGAGCAGTACCTACAGTTTATCTACACCAATACCATCGTACCCGACGAGGATAAACCACGCCACGTAGAGTTCCACCAGTACCACCTAGCCCTCGGCTACAAGGACGGCACTGTGCGCTTCTCTGTGCCCGGTGAACCCGAGAACTTTGATGGACTAGCGGGTGCTGCTGAAGTGGGCGTAGGTGACCGCGTAACCGGCTTGCTGGCGATGCGTGGCAAAGCCCTCGGTGTGTTCTGTGAGAACTCGATCTATACCATCCTCGGAGATAGTGCCGATACGTTCAACGTAGAGACGCTGGCACCCAAGACCGGAGCGATTGAGTACACGGTTGTGGACATGGGTATTCCGTTGTACTGTGATAACCGTGGTATCTCAACTCTGGAACAAAGCCAGAAGTACGGCAACTTCGTGGGTATTCGTATCAGCCAGAAAGTGAGCCCTTGGATTCTTCCTCGGATGACTCGTTCGGATAACCTGTTCTCGTTGAACCAAGGTGCGGGGGTTGTGTGTGCTGTTCCCGTACGAGCCAAGAACCAATACCGAATCTTCTTCCGAGACGGTAAAGTGTTGATCTTGACTATGAACGGTGATGGCAGCTTGGCATTCACCTACGCCTTGTACTACCTCAACGAAGACAAGGACGAGTTCCTTGTGCCGATTGCTCACTCCTCGCAAGTGGATGGTAACGGCCAAGAGCGGATTCACATGGCCCACTACAGCCCTCGCTCCGCGATCTCAGCATCGGACTCAAGGTACGTCTACGAGTTTGAGAAGGGATACGGATTCGACGGTGATTGGTTCGATGCGTTCTTTGATACGGCGTTCTTCTACAAAGACCCGTTCCGAGATACGACTGTACGAAAAGTTCGGGCAGATGGCTTGACGAAAGGTTACGGACCGTATACTATTACGGTCGGTGCTGACTACGACGAAGACTCGTACTCAGCCACTGATGTCAACATCTCCCTTCCGCGTAATCCAGCGGCTACGGTGAGTGACGACTTGAAGCCATCTACCACGATGGCAAATGTCGCCAAGGATGGCCGGTGCCTTTCGTTCCGTATCAAGCGGGATGAAACCAAGAAGACACTTGTACCCCCGACGGTGTACCAAGTTCTACTTGTCCAGTACCAGAACGGAGGTAAGCGGGACGCTTAACGGCTCCCGCTTCACCCCTTAATAACACACAAGGAGATGTGACCAAATGGTTGAGTTGGTGTCAAATACCAATACAAACACGAACTCCCAGTGGGGTACGACAGGTACTCTCGGGAGTCGAGGACTTTATCAACAGGTCGTTCCGCCGCGTAACTCTCAAGCCCAAGGTATCTACGGTACAGACAACCGAGCGTACACCCGCAACGTGACGGGTAACGAGCTTGTCCAGAACCAGATGCAAGGCTTGATGAACCGTGGTGGGGCTTACATGCAAAACGCCGCTAGGCGTGGACTGGAAACGGCTAATCGCCGTGGTCTTCTCAACAGTTCGATTGCAGCAGGTAGTGCCGAGCGTAGCTCGCTTGAAGCCGCTATGCCAATTGCCCAAGCGGATGCCCAGACATACGGACGCACCCAGTCCGAGAACATGGGGGCCTTGAACCAAGGTTTGATGCAAGAGCGCGACATCATGAACCAGCAGACTATGGAAGGTCTACGACAAGCTGGTGCAGGTATCAACGCAGGTATTCAAGCTCAGCTTGCTCGTGAGCAGATGGCTCTTGATCTCCAGCGTCAACGTGAGAACCTTGCGTTCTCGGGTGAACAGCAAGGTCTTGATCGGTTCCAGCAGCAACAGCTTGCTCAGTTTGGTTTAGGTGCCGATCTTACCCGTAACCAGCAGCAGTTCGGATTCCAGCGTAGTCTTGCGGAGCAAGGCTTTGGGTTTGATGCTGCTCGCATGGGTCTTCAGGATTATTACAACTCTCAGCAAGGCCAACGAGATGTCTTGAACCAACTCACTATGGCGGAGTATGGTATGGGTCTTCAGGCAATGGGTAACTTTTACAATCGAATGGGCGATGAGTTTTGGGACAACCCCGGTACTATGAATGACCCCTACGTCCAGCAGGCTATCATGAACTTCGGTCAAAGTTTCCGTCCCAATTTCATGAGCTTGTTTAACTCTATTTATGGTGGAGGTTAAGACATGGCTTGGACTGCTATTATTACAGCGGCTATGAGCGCCTATTCAGCTCGACGGGCATCTAGAGGGGCTAAAGAAGAGAGCCAATTTAACGCAATGATGGACAAAGAATCTGTCCCTCTTGCCGGTTACGAGACGAGGCGAACGGCGGAGTTTGAAAATGCCCTAGCGGAACGCTCTCTTCAACGAGAGCGAGAACGACGGGCTAGTGCTTTCCGAGGTCTCGCTCGTCAACAAGGTCTTGTCCCACAAAACTATCAGTTCCAAAACACAATTGACATCCCCAGTCTCCCTGAGAATCCCGTGCCGAATGACGAGGCTTACCGGCGAGTATCCGGTCTGTCCAACTCACAACAGACTCAGGGAGGGTAACACAATATGCTCAGTAAAGCACCAGTGACACAAGAAAAAGACGAGGCTGCGGGAAACTCCATTCCGCAGGAAATGCAAGCAGATAAGAAGATTGCAGCAGCCATGCTGACCAATGCTTTCTTGTCAGAGCAAGGAGAGCAGTCGGTTGTTGCGGCCCTTTCCAGCCCTGAGCCTGAGAAAGCGATGGCAATGGTAATTGCTCAGATCATGGAGATGACTTTGACCGAGTCAATGAACACTGACACCCCAATGAGCCCAGAGGTGTGGCTCATGGAAGACGGTGCAATTGACGAAGCTGAGGATGATATTGAGAAAGTAGCCGAGGCCAACGGTATCGCACTTCCTGATGAGTTTATTGAAGGGGTTATTGATAACGTAGCCGCTCTTCTCCAGAAGCGTGGGGAGGAAGGCGCTGCTATGGAACAACAGCCGGGACCGCCCCAAGGCGGACCAGCCCCTATGATGGGAGGTATGCCTGATGGGATGGGGTGATGCGTGGGCTGGCCTTAGCCAGCAAGCGTTCGCTGCTACGATCAACTCGCTCGAAGAGCGGGAGCAGCGGAAGTACCAAGATAAACGTGACCAGATTGCACGAAAGGCAGCAGACTCGCAAGAGCGGAGCCGGCGAGAATACGAAGAAAAGATGCTCAACAAGCGCGCTGCGCTGGACGCTCAGGCCCGTAAAGAAGAACAGCAGTTCCGCATGGGACTCAGTGACAAGGAGTTCAAGCAACAGTCTATGCGTGAGGCTGCTACTGCCCAGCGTGAAATGAACGACCCGTACCGCAAGCAAATGATTGCTGAGTCTCAGGCGCGTATTGGTCAAATGAACCAGCCGGTTATGTCTGGGATGGGTGGTGGTTTGGCGCAGCCCAGAGGGTTGTCCGATTCCCAGATTAATGCAATCCGGCGTGAGTTCAAGGACGCCAATCCGTCCGACGCCTATCAACAGGCAGTTGCCAAATACGGTCCTGAAGTTGCTCAGATGGCTTTC